CGAGTTGACTTGCGCATAGCGATTGACCGGCGACGGCGTGCCGGTTGGAGAAAGCGCTGCGGGTATGTGATGCCTAACGCGTGTTGTTACGTCACGCGGCCTAGGTGCCTAGGGCTTGGCCCGCTTGGCGGGATATGGTGGGACGGTGTGGAGTCGAACCACTCGCGTTGCCGCTCCGGGTTTACAGTCCATCTGTCGATGCCCTCGACTGAACCATCCCTGAATCAAAACGCCACCCCGTTAAGGATGGCGCTGGACGTAATTTATCCCCATCTGCTTACCACGTCGTAAAAATCGCGTCAAGCCTTCTTTCTAGTTGGAAACCACCACTCAAGCGTGTCCGTGCTAGGTGCTGTTTCATACCCACAGAACACGCCGGTCTGTCCACTGGCTAGATCACGCCAGCGTCTGTTCCACACATTTAACTCTGGATAAGTATTGCGCTTAAACACCCACTGCCCCGGCCCCTTGCCGGATGACCTCCGCTCAAACTCGTCTAGGGATGCCGCCCTGTCAGCTGCCAGCCAAGCCTCGGCCTCTTTCCGCTTTGCGCTTTTCCACCACGGCCACCCCAACATCATCAAGCCCCCATCGCATCAAGCGCGGCCTGCAATCCAGTCAGGGACCACGGCCTGTCGTTCGCCAGCTTATCGCACTCCTGCCGCAGCATCCAGATGTGCTTTGGCCCTACCGCGTTCTCGATCTTGCGATATGCCTTGATCGCTTCGGGGTTGCCGTCGCCGTTGTCATAGCCGCCAGATCCGCCCGCCAAGCAACTGCGATAGCCGACAGTGCCGAGTTCGGCCACATATGCAGCGCGGGTCTCTTGGAACACGCGGGCGCTTTCGACCTGCTGCGCCGTTAGCTTGCCCTCAGTCGATAGCCTGCCGATCATGTCGTGCGCCATGTCCTGCGTTCCGTCCTTGGTTGTGTGCCAGACGCCCATTGCGCGGCGCTCTGGGGTGGGCTGTGCGGTTATCTCTGACCGGCTTGGCGCAACTACCCGTAGATCAGGCTTTGCCGCTGTGTGGCCCTTCTGTGCGTTCGCCTTGTGGATGGCGCGGCGCTGTCTATTGCTGATCATTGCTCTGTCCCTCGTGGTGTTGCGCCGGGTGGCGTCGTTAGCTGGCGCGGATGATGACAAGCGCCAGCGCGAAAACTGCGCCGACCCAGCCGCCTATGAAGAATGCTGACAAGACAACCCAATTCGGGTGGCCCTGCTTTATGATCGTGACTGCGCTGTTCATGCGTCTCTCCTCATTGGTTCGCCCGCGTCTGCGCTCTGGTCGTAGTCGCTGGGGATGATGCCGAGCGTCCTTGCCAGTATCCGCAGCACCATGTCGCAAGGCGGGTTGCACAGTACGCGGTTGGCTATCAGCAGCGGCAGGTCGGCGGGCTTGGCTTGCAGGGCTGCGATGGTTTGGCGGCGGGGGTCAGTCATGCGCGGGCCTCATAGGCTGGCGTGGCGCGGATCTTCACCTTGGGCGCTGTCACCATGGCAACAGCATCGCGGATGCTGTACCCGGCGTTGCGCAGAGTGTTCACGTCCCGCATCTGGCCGTCAGTCAGGCCCTCGAACGCCTTATCCCGCTGCGCTGTTGTGGATACGCGGTAACGCTTAGACTTGCCCAGCTTGGCGGCCAGCTTGCCGATCCCAGAAATGCTTACGCCCATCTTCTCGGCAATCTCCGTGCGCGGCATGTCGCTATTCCACATCGCGTCCAGTTCTGGCGTCCACTTGATGCGCCCTAACGTGTTGTCCCGTGCGTCGTGCAGCTTCTTAACCGCATCGGGTGACATCTTGTATTTCGCAAATGATGCGCCCGTCTTTTTGGCCCAACGCTGGACCTTGCAGCGATGGACGCCAAGATGCTTTGCTGTGTCGGCCTGTGTCATTCCGGCGGCGTGGCATTCTTCGATGTTCATGCGCGGCCCTCCACTGCGGCCATCGCTTCGGCGGCGCGGTATTTCGCCTTGCGCAGAACGTTGTAAACCTCGAGCTGCTTTTCCGTCAGGTGAGAAAATCTATCGCTTAGGCCCATCGCTCTCACTTGTTTTGCCTTTGCATCCGACCCGTTGCCTTTGTAGGTGAACTGTATGCCGTCGCGCTTTGCGTGATAGTCAGCCGCCGCGCGGGACATGCCGCGATGACGGCACGCCTCCACCTTAGACATGCCTGCCGCTGCGCACTCTGCCCACGACATAGGCGCTGCTGTGATTGGTCCGTGCTTGCTCATGCTGCGTCTCCGATGATGTCTTGGGTCCGTGCGATCCAGTCAGTGTCTAGGCCGTATTCAGCCTTCCAGCGGTCAGGTTCGCGGTGCAGGGCGATCTTGGTTGTGTCGCGCAGTCCTTGGTGATGGCCTTCGCAAAGCGGGATTGCCTGGCGGTCTGGCGTGCGGCGGTTGCCATATCTGCCGTGGATTGTGTGGTGCGCTTGGGTGGGCGACGCTTGCGTCATTCCCCACTCGGTGCAGATCCAGCACGGCATGGCGTGGATGGCTGCGAGATATTCAGGATCGGCCTTGACCTTGGGCGGCTTGAAAAACGCGGTCATGCGCCCACCTCCGGTATCGTTAGCTGGACGCCCTGCCCCTCGAAGTGAATGCGCATTGCGTCGAGGTATGCCGTCTTTTGCTTGCTGGTCATTATCCGCGTGACTGCGAAGTCCAGCGGCACCATCATCAGCTTTAGCTTTGCGGGGTGCGGCAGCGGACGAATTACCTCGTCAAACGCCGCCGCAAACTCGTCGTTTTCGCCGTAGAGGATGCGGCAACCGATCATCAGCTTGCACCAGCCGCGCTTTTCCTCTGCGGTTTCATCGCCCAACTGTTCGGCGGCTTCCTGCACCCACTTGCGTTGAAGCGCGTTCTGCGGATTGGTGCGCGGCAGGCCGTCCGTGATTGTGACTGTGAACGGCTTTGCACGCTCCTTGAACAACTGCACGACGCGGGCAACGTCGGCAGCGTCCTTGATGGGGCGAACGGCTACGCTCATGCCCAGAACCTCCCCATCGCCTGCCGTTCGCCTTCGGTCTCGTATCTGTCCATGCGTGTTTGCGTCATGTCAGCCGCTTCTAGGTCTGACACATGGGCGGCGCAGGAAAACTTGGTGAACCCAAGGCCGCGATGCGTGGCGCGAACCTTTTCGCCTTCGCAATACGAGCACCACGGCCCGCGCTGTGCTGCTTTGAGTGGGCGCACGGTCATGCTGCCACCTCGCCCATGCGGTTGCTGTATGCCGCCTGCAATTCGCCCTGCATTGCCTCGGTCAGCTTAGACACGGCGTCTTTCGTGGCGTGGTGTGACCATAGCGCATCCAGCTTGGCGTCCGTTGGCGCTTCACCGATTGCCTTTAGGATGCGGGCAAACGTGGCCTTTACATCGAACGGGATCGGCTTTGGCGTAGCCGGATCTTCTTTGCTGTGATTGATGCTGTCATGGTCTGCGTCATCGCCCGTTTCCAGACCCAACGCCTTGAGCAGCGCATACTTGACTGCGTATGACATGGCCTTTCCCGGCCCCTTGTCCTGCGGATCGACGCCATAGCCGAACGTCTGGACCTCGAAAAAGTCGGACGGCTCGTCAATGTTTACGAAACGGATCGTCATGCCGCACTCTGCGCGGTTGCCATTGTGGGTGTGTTCGCAGCGCGTCGGATAGTAAACGATACCAGCGTCCAGCAGCGCGGGGCGAACCTTTGCCGTCACCGCGTCATGCGAGGTGATGGTGTAGTTCATGCCCGACTTTTTTTCCTTCTGGATATACGTCACGGCCCGCATGACTTCGGCAAGGCGCTGGTGAATGTTCTTGATTGCGTCGGTCATGCCCGTCCCTCCAAAACTGTCATCGCCCGGTCGTAGTCTGCGCGATCTGCGCGGTGCATCCGCGACCACATCGGCAGCGTGATGGGCGGCTCGTATTCCGTCGAAAGCAGGCGGGCGCTCGAACGCTCCAAGCCTTCGCGGGCGATGCGAAGCCGGATGCGGGCGCAGTCAGTCTGCCCGATGTTGAATGTGTCGGGGTACACGCGCACTTGCGTTGACCCACGGGTTCCGATTACAGATGCTTTTGTCATGTTGGCCTCCTTACAGGCTGATGTGATCGGCTGGCGCGGGGAGTTCCAAATACCCGCGCCTGCCACTTCATTATATGATGAAACCATTGATTTCACAACTTAAAACGGGATTTCGTCGTCTAATTCGCGACGATTATTTTGCGTATTTTGCTGCTGACCATAGCCGCCGTCGGACGATCCGCTGTCCTGCTGGCGCTCTTGCCCGCCGCCCATCATGGTCACGTCCGACACGTTTAATTCCAGATAAGTCTTGCCGTCGTGTTCGCGGGTTTGCAGTTCGCCCGACACGCAGACCTTGCTGCCCTTGGTCAGGTATTGCGCCAGCGTGTCGCCGCGCTTGCCCCACAGGGAACAGCCGACCCACTGCGTTTTCTTGCCATCCTTGCCGCGCTGCTCAACGGCGACGTTAAAGCCGGTCACGGTCGTTTGGCCTGCGTTGCGGATAACGGCGTCAGCGCCGATGTTGCCTGCGATTGTTGCGTTCAGCATTTTAGTTCATTCCCAGTGCTGCAAGATACATTTCTTCGAGTGCGTTCAGTTCGGCGCGGTCGTCAGGGTCCATCTTGCGGATGGCGATGATCTTGCGCAGAACCTTGACCTCATAGCCGCGACCCTTGGCTTCGCTCATGACCTCGGCCTGCGCTTCGGTGATGTCTTTCTTCTCGGCCTCAAGCCGTTCGTAGCGTTCCACGAAGGCGCGGATTTCATCGCCTGCCACGCTGTCTGTTCCGGTGTCGGTCATTGTGCTGTCTCCCTTGTGTTTGTTGGTGCGGCCTGGCGGTTGCATGGCCAGTGGATCTCGTTGTTATGGATCAGCGCGTTAAGGCGCTGGACTGATACGCCAAGGATCGGCGCGGCCTCCGTCTGCGTGATGTTGCGGCGGGCTTGCGCCTTGATCGCGGCGACAAGTTCGGACTTCCAGCGGGCGCGCATGGCGGGGATGGTCTCGGTCATGTTGCACCCCCGAAACGCTTCGGCGTGAAACCGTATTCTTCCATGATTTCCTTGGCGCGGCTGCCTGAGATACGGTCGCGCTCAGCATCTTCGCGCAGGCTTTCAGCGCGGGCCTCTGCATGGATATCCAGCGCCGCAGCCATCGCCTTGCGCTTTGCAACGGCCTTGTCACAGACCTCGGCCAGTTCCGCCCATGTCGGCCAGAATTTCCACTTGCCCTCGAACAGCGCGGCCTTCACCACGTCCGCCGGATAGCCTGCCAGCCGCCGCGAATACGCATCAACCCGCAACGCGCCCGTAAACTCGTCCTCTGCACGCCGCGCCGTGATGACCGACAACTCGGCAAGCCATTCCTCGATGGTGTCAACTGGCGCTGGCGTCATCGCCTTGCGCACCACATCAGCCGTCGCAGCCTTGCCGCCGTCTGGGCCTTTCGCATACCAGCCCAACGGCACAACGTCGTTGCCGAGAAACGTGCCGTGATCGTCGTAGACCGGACGCAACCGGCTACCCTCGCGCAGCTCTACGCCGTGCGACGATGCTTGCGATACTAGCATCCTGTCCACGTCCGCCGGTTGGCGCGAAGCCAGACGGGCCGCGATGTTGGTCTGCTGGTCGATTTGAGTTATTTCGGTCATCGTAGCCTCCTGCAAAATTTGGGGAGTGTTCGGGGATTTCGTCAGTCCAGCCCTGCTGGTTGAGCCAAGTTGTCGGGTCGCGGGCATAGCCTCGCATCACGTCAGGGTCGCGCTGCATGGCGTTGATGCCTTGGGCGATTGCAGCCACATCACCGCCAGCCTTGATTGCTTTGGAAAATGCAGCCTCTGCGCCAGCGCGGTTTTTCTTCTTGCCGTTGCGGTGCGGGTAGGCATCCCAGAAGTCCTGAAAATCCTTAGCCGAAACGACAGGCTGCCTAGAGATAGGTTTACCTATCTCTTTCTTTCTTAACTCTGGTTCTGGTTCTGGTTCTGAAGAATGCTGTGGCAAATCGCTGGCATTTGCTAGGCGTGCACCCTTATCTTTCAATGCCTTAGCGATGCCACCTTGCGACCCTGCGGATGCTCTCAACTCGCTTTTACTAGACGCTTTTTGGTGCTCTTTTGTCAGGCGGGCGTTCACGATGCTGTCGCCATCTACCTCGAAAAATTCGCTGATTTCATCCCAGATAGCAGGCCACTTGCGCATGGTTGTGCGGCAGATACGGGCCAGCTTCTTGTCGTCGTTCGGCAGCCGTGCATCATGCCGCCACATCGTCATCAGCAGGAGCAAATATGCCCCGTGCTGCTCCGTTGTGAGGTGCAGAGTGTCGGCAAGATAATCGCCAACATAAAGTTGCATGAACGGCTGACTGCTCATAAATGAGCCGTGCCATCTTGCGCAAAGTGCGCTTGGGCAATATATGGATTCAAAGGTCGTGATCCTGAGTGAAGCAAAAGGGTTACGATTAGGGCAGGCCGGTGCGTCAACACCGCGTCCTGTCCGCCCAGAATCCCATATTTTACTGGCCATAGCAAGCGTTTCATGCGATATTCACCGCATTAATTCCGACTGCTTCCAGCGCCTCGGCGACATTCCGCACGACAGCCTTGTGACCCAGCCACGCACCGTGCCAGCGCACCTGATCGTCGGTTAGCTTTTGCTTAGAGGGGATCTTGTCGCCGTCTTTGATCTCCAACAAATACGTCCGGCCCAGCCGACCTACCGCCAGATCGGGGAAGCCCTTACCCGCTTGGTGGGTAGGCGTGACGCTGCAACCCGCTTTGCGCAGGGCGGCGATTATCTCGGGCTGGTTGTCATCGACCTTGGCGGCGTATCTCACTCCGACACCTCCTGCACGCGGTTGCACGCCTTCACACGCTCTAGGCAGGCGTCTGACGGCCGTTGCCGGTTGCGGTGGCTAGGGTTGCCGCGAAACGCAGACAGTGCCGCTGTATGGGCCGCGTTGGCGCGCTGTAGCCACAACTCGGCGGGGGATAAGAATGGCGCAGCGCGAGACGTGGGAGCCTCAAGCGCCGCGCCAGTTACGCCGCTGGTGGAGTAGCCAGCGGCGATCCTGCCGAGGAGGGCGGCGGGATGGGAATGGGGGGTCATGCGGATTGCTCCGATATGGCGCGATCAACTTGCGCTGCCGTGTATGCGTCGATGGATCGCACAAGGGCCTCAAGCTGATGATCAGGCAAGGTCACCGCAATATCGGCAGGGACAGCGCGCAATGCACCGATCCATCGGTCGCTGTGAATGCCTTTGAATAGGTCTTGGAGCGGGGTGTTTGTCATGCGGCCACCTGCATAAGCTGGGGGATGATCTGATCGGCCAGCGCATCGGCAACGCTCTGCCGGGTGCGGCTGCGTTCCTTCCAGCGATCCGGTCCAGGCGATGCCTTGTGGCACTCTGCCCGCGCGGTTGATCCGTCAAACAGACCGTTGCCATACAGCGGACGGACGCCCCTCATCAGCAGGTGCGCGCCTTTGGTCACGTTGTCGGTTTCGTCAGTGGCGAACCACCACGGCTGGACAAGTTGAGCGCCGTCAACCGGCACGCCTAGACGCCGCAACTCGGCTTTCGCATATTGGTGCATGTCGCTGTTTTCCACGACGACACAATCAGCATTGGAAAACCAGCACTCGGCATAGAACGCGCAGGCTTCGAGCATCTTTGCCCACCGTACGGGATCAATCGGGTTTTCTGTGCCGTCCGGGTTGTAGCGCCGCCCGGTCTGATACAGCCACCGCAGGCCAGACTTGGATAAGAACTGGCAGGACGGGTGCGCAATGACCAAGCCCCACCGCTGACGCAGCAAGGGGCGCACATCACCGATGTGGTGGTAGGGACTGTTATCCTCTGACGGCAGCAGATCGCACGACACCATGTCCACGCCACGCGCACGGAACGCCTCACGCACAGCGGGGGAATAGGCGCAAGCTGACAGGGCGCGGATCATTGCACGCCGCCGATCATGTCGATGACATCTGGTGCCACGTCTGGTGTGTGCTTGCGGTATGTGCTGTTCCAGCCAGCCAGCCAGACAACGCCGTCGCCAGCGCGGTCACGGGCCGTCACAACGTTAACGCTGGACGCACGGTCGCGGGTACGGGGCGCAGGCGGGATGACAATGCTGCTGGGGATGGGCGGTAAGGTGATGCGGCTCATGCTGCGTCACGCTCGGCGCGAATAGCTTTCCACCCCGCCAGCCGCTCGTTAATCTTAGCTAACTCCTCTACGGCCTCGGCTTCACCGACTGGCTTGTAGCCGCCCGGACGAACGCCCCAGCAGTAGTCCGGCACATACCCGTCAGAGGCCACGCAAAATCTAGCGATAGCCTGCATGCGCGGATGACATGGCTCAGACATCAACCGAACGGCATAAGCCTTCGAGACGAAAAACGATTTGGCGACGGCAGATGCATCAAGGCCGAACTTGTCAGCCCACGCCTTGACGTATCGGTGGCCGTCGTTCCCAGACCAGTTGTTGCGCTTGCCATATTGTTTTAGCTGGCGGTTCATTGGGGGGCGAACGGACTTAATCCGGGCAAGCTCGACAGCCAACGCATCTTTGCGTGTGTCGAACCACTCGATGTCAATCCGCACCACTTGCTTTGCCCAAGGCGAAGACGACAGGTGTTGACGAAACCGCTCTGCTGGCGCGGCACTGCATCCGATGTATTGGATGACGCCATCGGCATCTATGTGGTGATAAACGGCGGTGCGATCATCAGTCATTATTAGAAACCTCCACAACAGCACCTTGTAAGAGGTTGGATTCGTTCCCACGTTTGATGTCATCGTGCCGCTCGGCACAGTCATCAACGGGGTTTTTCTGCATGTGCGCTTCCAACCGACCTAGGTCAGTCTCTACGGTGTCAATCCGCGCCAGCAGACGAGGCCATAGGCGCGGGTTGTTGCTTGCTGCACGGCAGACGGCTTCGGGCGTCGTGCCAGCATGGTCAGCGTATTCGCGGACACGTTGGATGATGTCATAATGATTTGCCATGAACAGGAATGTGCCATTAGGCACGATAAATTGCAAGTGCCAAATGACACGTTGCAAGGCACGCCAAATGTCACGCTATTTGAAAGCATGGCAGATGACTTTAGATCCGCGTTCCTGTGGCACATGGAACAACATCAGACCAAGATCGCCGACCTCGTTAAAGAGGCCGGTGTCAGTCGTGATGTCATAAACAAACTTATTGGCCGGGCGTCTTCATCGACATCAGTAGAAAATGCCATGCTGATTGCCGCATATTACGGCAAAAGCGTCAACCAGTTCGTTGCATGTGCGCCTGCTGATGCGTCTGATCGCACGAAAGCGCTCTTAGATCTGCTGCGCCCAGAAGAGCGGCAACTCTTGGAAGCACAGATTCGCGGCCTTGTATATCAGCGCGCTTCCTAAGAATCTCCTCCGCTAGTGTGAAAACGCTTGCCCGTAATGGGCTACCCTCTGCGTAAATGTCCCTAGCGATCACGTAATACCCCCATAACAATTCAGCGAGATTGCGCCGCTTTCCTTTAGGTTGCAATAGTCTGTTCTACATGCGTTCGCACTATTTTGTGCCATCTGGCATAATTATGCTTGACGGTGTGCCGATTGGCACATACCTTCTCCTCATACCGGCCCAACCCCCGGAAGGAGAGAGCAATGACAACCGCACCCGACACGCCCCGCCTGCCTGATCGCTACACCGTCACCGAAAACCGCGACGGATTGGGTTTTTCTAATGGCATCAGCCAAAGCGACGACGGCGAATATGTGTCTATCCGCGACTATGATGCACTGCACCTCGACTACGCAGGCACGATGTCCGTCAATGAAGATCTGGCGCGAGACATTGCAGCGCTGCGCAAACAGGTGGAAGCGGCTGAGAAGCTAGACAGCGCCGCCGACTTGGTGATCAACGATGCCGAGCGGCTTGGCGACTATGAGCAGCCAATGGCATTCCTACAGGTATCGTCGCTGAACACGCTCAACCGTGCGCTCAGCGCCTATCGCGCCACGGTGTCGGCATGACCCGCGCTGAATACAACGCCGCCCTCTACGTCGAGGTCATCAAGGGCGCATACGGCTTGATCGCTGTGATGGTCGCTGTCGCTGCTGGCGCGGCTATCTGCGCGAAGGTGATGGCATGAGCCTGCCGGATAATGACGAACTGACGAAGCTGATGGCCGACGCAAACCAGCGCGAAGACAAAATGCTAGCGTTCAAGGCGACGGACACATTGGACCTGATGTCGCAAGACCTCGCCGCCGCAATCATCGCCCTGCGCGCCGAAAACGACGGCCTTCGCCTGAATCATGCAGGGGCTATGTCGGTTGCCTCTGACATGGCGCGGGACAATGCGGCCCTGCGCAAGCGGGTGGAAGCGGCGGATGCGCTTGCTTCGAAGGTTGACGATTATTTCCATGACCATGACAGCACAGGCCCCGGCGAACTGACAGATGTTGTAGCCGCCTACCGCGCCACCACCCCCGCAAGCATCACCGAAAACTAAACCCCCAAGAGGAACCCCACCATGTATGACAATCGCATCAACCTTCACACCGCCCGCCGCATTTCGCGCGAGATCCCCACCTTGACGATGGACGACGGACGCACCGAGGTATTCCTGCCCGACTACCGGCCCCGCGTTCGCCCGCTGCACAACCCGTGGCAGGTGATCCATGACGCCGAGATTATCCCCAGCATCCCCGCCTACATGATCGACGGGGTGTCGTAATGGCAAAGCACACCCCCGACATGTCCACAGCCCGCGCAGAGTGGGTATCCCCGTCACTCCAGCGGATGCGCAATACGGGTTATTACGTTGATCCAGAGTTGGCAATCTCGCAGGCCACACGCGACCGGCAGGACGCCAACGCCCGCCAAGCCGCCGCCGATCTGCTTGGCACCGTGACCGCAGACGAGGCGTTCATGGCCAACGAACTGACCGAGACGCAGGCTTGGGATTACGTGACCTCTCAGCCGTGCCTAGCGCATCTGACTGTTGCCCGTGTTCTGGGAGATGATCGACAGCGCATTTTCGCCGCCCGCCATGCAATGAAGGTGATGCAATGACCCTGCCGAATGATGACGCGCTGCTGCCCTGTCCGTTCTGCGGCGGGTATGCAGATCTTGATTACTACCACAACGAAAACGACGACGGCGGCGGGCGCGGGAAGGTAATCTGCACTGGCTGCGGCGTTGAAGCCGTAGGCGATGACAAGGGCTGGATGTCCAACGAAGCCGACAAGCGCACCTCTAAGAGTGAAGCCGTGTCGATGTGGGATCGCCGCGTTGAACCCGCCGAAATCCTAGCCCTGCGCAAGCGGGTGGAAGCGGCGGAACGGCTGGCCGATGCAACCGACGCACTTGGCGAATGGCAATACTACGACGCGACACACACGTCGTTTCCGGTGACGCCGCCGGAAAACGGCTTTGATTGCACCGAAAATGCCAAGCGCAATTTTGCATCCTGCCTAGCCGCCTACCGCGCCACAGGTGACGCATGACCCTGCCCCGCCTGATCGACGCCGCCGAGAACGGCAACCACGACGGCTGCGAGGCGCTGTGGAAGCGCTACGCCGCCGCAACCAACGCAACCCGCAACCCCGCCCGCCTGCTGAATGACGCGCAGGTAGACGCCGCAATCGCGTGGGGCAAAGCACAGATGGAGACAGCATGAAATCCGACATTATTGATATTGACGTTATGGTCGCGCACCGCACCGAAAAGGCCGTGCTGGTTCACACAGGCAACAAAGAGGAAGCGGTTTGGCTGCCACTTTCCATGATCGAAATTGAGCAGGAGCATTGGGGACATGCAATCGTCACGCTGCCCGAACGGATGGCGCTGGAAAAGGGGCTGATCTGATGACCCTACACACCGACACCCCCGCCCGCTTTGCCGACCTGCATAACGGCGGCATGATCGACCCGCCCCGCGAAAGCTGGGTAATGCGCAACGCCCGACCGCTTGTCTGGTGGCCGATCATCATAGGCATGGCAATGTGCATCCTGTATTTTGGCTATGTCGTTGTGTTCTACGCCCTGCCCGCGCTGTTCCATGCGCTGCTGTGGTTCGTGGATGCCGCGTTTATGGATGCCGCATGGAAGGGGGATTGGTGATGGCTGACGTGCAACTTCGAAACGTGGCAGTGAACCTCCTGCATCGCGCCGTCGATATCGGCACCCACTTTGCCATGCAGTATCCTGACCGCGTGGGTATCCGTAGCTGCGCAATTTACGGCGACGTAGGCGAACCTGCTTTCATCGCCTACCGCACGCGGGCCGGAATGATCGTTGTGCGTGGGAGTGAAAAGCCATGACCGAACTACTTCCCTGCCCATTCTGCGGCGGCACAGCTTGGCTAAACGATTACGAGGCAAAGCATAGTGACCTGCCGCCTATGATGCGCAACCCGCAATGCCAGAAATGCGGGTGCGATCTTGGATACTGCCCCACGGCGGCAAAAGCCACAGAGGCTTGGAACACCCGCGTAGATCACGCCGATATTGCCAAGCTGCGGGGCCTGCTGTGGTTCGCGTGGAACGAAGCAAACTCAATCCGCGCAGCATCCGGCGCACCGCTAACCCGCGACGGCATGACAACATGCGCCGAAAGCTGGTGGAGCGACATGACAGATATGTTTGCAGAAGCCATTGGGAAGGACGCACAAACGCCTTGGGCCACAGCAGAAGCTATTGCCGTTCTTGCCGCCCGCACAAAAACGGAGGCCCAGCCATGAACCTGCTACCGCCACAACACCAAGACGAGGCGCGAAAAATGACCGAAACACCAGAAAAGATATGGGCCTACACCCAAGACAAGACGCGCTGCGGCATCTGGCGTAGCGACGATGATAAGGCCGTGGCCGTCGAATACGTCCGCGCCGATATAGCCGACACCCTGCGGAAGGCGCTGGCGAAGTGCCTGAACTACATCGAGAACACCGAAAGCGAGTTAGGCATAACGCTAGGCTGCGGCGATGCCGCCCGCGCCGCCGTGCAAGCGCATGGGGAGCCGGACGCGGCGGAGGGGGAAGCATGAGTGCCTTACGCGATGAACTCGGAATGAACGACGTGCTGGCTAAGCTGGACGCGCTAACGTCTCTTGTGCAGCGCATGGCCGCGGCACCGCATCCCGCGTTCTACACCGTCGATCAGGTGGCCGAGATGGAGAATTGCCATCCGCGGACCATTAGCCGCCAGATCGCCCGCGGGGAACGCCCGGTCACGCGCCGCGGGTCCAAGCCGATGATTGCCGCGGCAGATGTTATCCCAGCCGATCCGCAATCTCGGACGCGGTAGGGTTGTAATAGATTTGCAGCATCCGAATGTCCCGATGACCAATAATTCGGGCCAACGTCAAAACGTCCACCTTGAGCGCCAAGCGGCTGACAGCCTCGTGCCTGCTATCGTGGAACGTCAGCCCCTCTACCGCGGCACGGTCGCGGACCTTGCGCCACAGTGCATCGAGCATCTGGCTTGTAAGGCCGAACACCGGATCTTGCCGCGGCAGCATTTCCAGCAGGCGGATAGCCTCACGCGACAGGGGCACGTCGCGGGCCGTGCCGTTCTTTGTCATAGGCAAATGCGCCACGCGCCGCGGCAGATCGATATGCCCCCACGTCAGCCCCACGATTTCCCCGGCACGCATACCCGTCTCAATGGCGAACAGGAACGCATGGAACGCCCGCGCAGTTGCCGCGGTAAGGTTGCCACCCGCGGACAGCGCCAGTGCGTCCAATTCAGCCTGCGACACGCGCCTATCGCGGGGCCGCGGCGTTGTAGGCCTACGCAGATCGGTCAGCGGGCTAACATCGATCAAGCCCCACTCTTTTCGCGCCGCGGTCATCACAGCCGACAGCAGGTTGATTTCGCGCAGGATGGTGCCGTTGGAAACCTCTTTCGCCCGCTCATCTCGCCACAGTGCAAAGTCGCCCGCGGTCAATTCGCGCATTGCCTTGGCCGCGATGGGCAGCTTGCGCATGGCGTTCAGCCGCAGGATTTCCCAGCGTTCGCCGCGCTTGGTGGGGCTGACCTCGTTCGCATAGCGCCGCAGCACGTCGCCCAGGGTGGCAGTTTCCCCCGCGGGCTTTGCGTGCAATATCAGGTATTCTTCACGCGCCGCCCAGTCTTTAGCCTCTTGCTTGCTGGGAAAGGATGCGGAACGCCGCACGCCTTTACGCGCTATCTGGACCTGCCAGAGGCCGCTTTTCAACTTCTTGAAGCTGGCCACTTTACGAATCCCCGCCGCCGTTCGTTATTTGCTCGTAATCCATTGGCGATGATGGGCGACAGAGCAAGGCAATTCGTAACCCGCTGTTCGTCGCGTTCGTTATTTTTGCCTAGGCTTGTCAACTTATGTCGTTATGACGTTGACTTTATTGGTGCCCCCGGCCAGAATCGACGGATCAACAATTTCATACACTTACGTAATACGTTCGTAATTTTTTCGTAAAGGGTGCTGAATATGGACCAAAATCGCCACGCGGAACCACACACAGTTTACCGCCTGCTTGGCCAGCATGATAGGCTTCTCTACATCGGCTGCACTATCAATCTTGATAATCGCCTAGGGCAACATCGCAACAAACCGTGGCGGCCCGAAGTTGTCCGCGTGGTGTCCGATGTATACCCTGACCGCGCCACGGCGCATGAGGCGGAGCGCAACGCTATCCGCGCAGAATGTCCGCGGTATAATCAAACATCAATGAACCCTGGCGCATTTGGCGAAGGCACTTATGACCGCGAGGTGAAGATCCGCAACTGCACTGTGCTAGTGGGCATGGAGCACGATACTGGGCGCATCAAGGCCGCGTTCATCCCGCACGGGGCAAAGGGCTATGACCTACACCTTGCCGTGAAGCGGATTGCAAAGGCCGCGGCAACCGTAGCCCGCAAATATCCACAGCACGGTCTAGGTGTAGACTTTGCGGCGCATAAGTCAGGCTAAGCCGCCCTACCGCGTCACCCACCACAGCAGCCACAGCAAGAACGCCCCGCCTCCGTAGGTGAATATCACGTCGATGATACCTGCGGCGGTCAAGGCGGTCTGCGCCATTTTTTCAAATACTCAGACCGCGCGAATTGCTTATTTTTCATCGCGTAGCTGATAAATCGGGACGGCTGCGGATCAGCGACAGCCCGTCGCGCCCGCAGATAATCCACCATTTCGATGCCGTGGCTTTCAGATATCCGCCGCCCTGCGCCATATGTTGCAGCGCCATGCCGAAAAACTTTGCGCATCCTATAAGCAGCAAACATCGGTCAGCCTCCTAAAATTGGTGTGCGGTTCCGGCCAGCGCGGCTTTCACCTCGTCATGGCCGCAGGTGCATAGCTTGACGCTTTCGCGCCAGACCTTGCAGTCGGGATCGTGCCATCCCTCGAACTGATCGCGCAGCATCTTCCGCAGGCCGTCAATTTCGTCAGCCGCCCCCCGAAGGGTTTCAACCGCCTGTTTTACGAATTGATTGCCAAACCCAGCATCGTCGGCCAGCTTTCGTAGGGCGTTGGAATGGTCCATGCGCTTGCTCCCTTATGGTTTGTTCGGACTGCGTAGGTTGTCTTTTAGATACTTGACCAAATCGCCCAGAGTCCCGCTTGCACCTACGATGTCTTGAACTGGTATTGCTGACGTTATTTGCCCGACCATACCGCGCCATGCGTCCCTGTCTTTTTCCATGGCGTTAAGTTTTTCGCGCAGCCGGTCAATTTCAGCGTCCCGCTTCGCAACTATTTGGGCTGCCTGATCTGGTGTGTATGCCATGCCTCTTGCTCCTTCGTGAGTTGTTCGGTTTAATCTGGCGTCACTCTGCTGAACGTCGTGCTACCCCCGTCCGTCCCTTTGCCAGTGTCACTACCTGCGCCGCCCTCGCCTATGATGAAAATCAAAATGTCACCTTTTGACAATGCAATATTTTCCTCGTGATACCTGCCAGACTCGCCGGGTGAGCCTAAGCCGCAGCCACCGCCACCGCCGACCATCATCAAGGCGTAATTCCCATCCTCTTGGCACTCCCATCTGTGCAGCCCAGCAGTAGCAAATCTGGCGAAAATCGTATTCCCCTTGCCGACCATTGCCATTCCGTCGCTGCCGTTTTTATTGTCCATTCTCTTGCTCCT